TTCTCAGCATCGTAATAAATTTCTTCGCCAATAAAATTTGGCCTAACATTAAAGAATTCATAAACCTTACGTGCCTCACGCACAAAACGATCTATGTCATATTCATTAACACTAATTGAAACCTTAATGCCATTTGCTTCATTGGTTTCGCTGGTATCCATCAAAGAAAATATGGGATTACCGTCCTCATTCTTATAAGCATTATAAAGACGGCGAGTACCATCAAGATATGCTTCAACAGTAAAACTATCACCATATGCAAATGGTGCCTTACTGCCAAGACCCAAGCAACCAACAGCGTCATTACTATTATTACGTGTGCTACGAAAATAAGTAGTGTAAAGTTCCATGCAATGTTCATGACTCATGCTGGTGCCGTAGTCACGAATATAAAATATAGGATTAAGCCTAGTTGGAAGATGAACATCAAATTGAACATCTTTCTTGCCAGCATCTACATGAGAATCGTAAGCATTAGTAGAAAGCTCACGAACTACTGCAAGGATCTTATTAGAATAAAGACCATCAGAAAGAATAAAGAAAGCCTTGGCAGATGCCTCGATACTGAACTGGCTTTCCTCAAAATCACCAGACTTTTCAATCGTGTTAATACCAGCATGAAGTTTCATTATCGCGTCCTCAGAGAAAATTTATTTGTCGAACTTCCGTGATTATAACATGGTTATCGTCCATGTCAAGCAGATAGTTTAGTTTTTTGTTGCTTGTATATAATTCTTAATTCTATCAATCTTATTCATGCCACCCATAAAATGTATGATACCATTATTAAGAACAGTACCATTGAGTGATTTATCCCAAATATTAATATGATGTTTTTTATTTGCACTAGATGCAAAATTAAAATAATCAATATTCATATATTTTGGCATAGATAATATATACGATTGTTCTCCTAGATGGATTTTTCTTAGATCATCAATAGATATTGACTGATTGAAGATACGTGTATGCTCTTTATCTAAAACAAAAATTCCAGAATTTCCTCCAACAAAATCTATTCCGGTTATGGATTCCCATTGTGGTTTACATTTTTTGTAATGTTCATAGTTATTTCCAAAGTCATTGTAATAATAAACACAAACGCCAAAATGATTTCTTGGTGTAAATTCAAATAAGTTAATACAGCCATCAGAAATATAACAGTCACAATCAATAAATGCAACTCTATCATATTCTTCTAGATATGTTTTTACTTGAAATTTTTCAAAAGTAGCATCATTCCAAGTGTCTCCAGTTGTTATTCTTGCGTCTGTAATTATATGAAAATCTGAATGACATTTATTGGCATATTTTTTTAGACTATCTTTAGTCATATCTAAAACTTCTAAAAACTTATCTCTAAGTGCCACAGTGACGATAGCCTGTTTCATGCTTATTTGATTCCAAGGTATAATTTTTTTAATAGATATTTGTCATTGAACATAAGGTCAAATGCATACTTTATATCTTTTGGTAGTAACTTCCATGAATCAAGCAGCTCATTTACAGCTTCTTTTGGATTATAGTTTGTTGATCTTGGATGCATAACTGTATGACCATAATCTCGTAATACATATCTTTTATTAAGATGGGATATTGCACATAAAGTACTATCCCAAGGCCAGCCAAGTTTATACTTGCCTAGATTGAGATTTCTTTCTTTATATAGATCAATAATATCTCTATGTATAAACCAACAGATACAATCAGTATTGACAACAATTTTGACTTTCTTATCGTTTGTATATAAATCTTCTATATCTGATCTATCTGGAGTCCATCCAGTATAGTTAGCATTTGGTGCGTATATTCCACAATTGACATCATGAAAGTATTTTTCTGCATCTGTGTATAACCTTGACCATTCTTCATATGAAGCATCAGCTAAAATCTGGAAAAGAACATCTCCATCAAATAACTCTATAGCCTTTTCAAATTGTTTACCAAAATAACATTCATTACCAATGTTATACCACTCAGTTATGTGATTATATGTATCATCGCTATTTATGATGATTGGTTTTACATCTATTTTTTTTAGTTGTTCAATTTTATATTTCGTATTTTGAATTTGATTGGGCCAATTAAATAAAAAAGTTTGTATATTCATATCATTTAAAGCTCATAATAGCCATTTTCTATATTAAATATCATATTCAACATAATTCCAGCTTGTTCAATGATATAATATTTTCCAATTTTAATGCTATAATAACCTAAAAACAGACCAGAAACACAGACAATTGTAAAATAAGTTATCTCAAATAAAACCATTTTTAGCATGTTCATATGCTGGTAATAGACTTTAAAACTCCAGACCTACCAATAGCAATTCTTAAACCAAGCTTCTTATTATAGTTATCATTACTACTACACGTAGCATCACCAACAAAATGTTCACCATTTGGAGAATCAATAACTACTTTTGTATATCCACCCTTTGGTTCTGGATCAGATAACTTAAATAGTAATTTTTGATAAGACAATTTTCCATCATATATACGACTATGTAGAACTCTTACTTTATATCCAGCATTGCGTAAATCTTGTACTGTCATTTCTTTTCTCCAATTAAATAATATCAGCTTCCATAAAATCCATATCAAGATTGAGTTCGTCCCAATCCTCTTGCGTAACATTTCCAACTACCAAATAGTTGTCGTCTTTGGAATAATCTTGATGTTTGTCATACTTAATATAAAAACCCTCAGACTCATCAGACTTCATCTGATTAAGATCAATAACTAGGTCTTGTGCTTCTTTATGACCAATAACATTACTAAAACAATTAATCATTATTTTACCTCTTTGTGCTTGTAGATAAATGATCTTTTGCCTCTTCAATACTTTGAGTAACCTGTTCTATTAGACTTGATAAACGCTCTTCGTCTTCACAGTCCATATCTCCATGTTCCAATTCAAGAACAAGACCTTCTAAATATTCTTCTGACCAACATATTAAATCAGTAATAATTTTCTTGGTTTTTTGATTCATTTCATTACTCCAATGTGTCATACATGGTAGTATACAACAGTTATCGGCAGTTGTCAAGTTTTTCTTTAGCGGAATCTGAGGGATTCGAACCCCCGGACCTATAATTGGTCGCCGGTTTAGTAAACCGGTGCATTAAGCCGCTCTGCCAAGATTCCAACTGGCGAAATAGGATTCGAACCTATAACCTAGCGGTTAACAGCCGCTTGCACTACCGTTGTGCTATTCGCCAATAATGCCCGACTAGGATTCGAACCTAGACAGAAAGAACCAAAATCTTTCGTGCTACCGTTACACAATCGGGCAACAATTATTTTCTACATTCTCTACCATTTCCTTTATTCATATTCTTATATGTGTCAGTTAGCGAATGACAATTTGGACATAAAACTTTCAAGTTTTCTTCGGTATTATTCTTATAATTTCCATCTATATGATGGATTTCAAGTGGGCATTTATTTGTATTCTTATTTATTTTATTCCATCCACATTCTGAACACTTATAGTTATGTTTTTGTAGGAGATATCTTTTTATGTATCGTCTTACTGTGCCATTTGCTTCATAACCATTATCAAGTCCAGATTTCCAGTTAATTATCTTATTTCTAAAACCATAGTCTTGCTGGCATTTTATACTACAGTACTGTTTACCATTGCCAGTTATGTTGTTTTTGCAATTTTTACATAATCTATTGTGTTTTTTTCTTTTTGGATATAGCACATTATTCTTTTTAGCCGCACATGAACGAGAACAATAATGGTTTGGAGATTTTTTTATTTCAAATACGTGTTTTTCAAATTCTTTATTGCAGAATAAACATTGAACTATCATAATTATTTCTCCTTGTGTGGATATGAATATATACACACATAGAGTATTTGTAACTGTTTTATTTTTCGAATCTAGAGCCGGTAGTAGGATTTGCACCCACGACATTCAAATTACAAATTTGACACTCTACTAACTGAGTTATACCGGCTTCTATCGCTATGCGTTGTCAACCTACGCAGAATTGATCGCTAAGTTTAGCCGCCAAATCCTTTGCAGATGCTGACAAGAACTTATTGTTACTGAAAAATAGAGGTGTAGATACTTGATTAAGAAAATCTACAACACTATGCAATAACTTGAGTTGGTCATTATTTGGCACAAATTGAATATTAGGCGTTGGCATAATATCATTTGTATCATTCTGTTCCGCTGACTCTATGTAATCTGGTATGTCGTCATTTTCACCAATAACAACTGGCATACTTACTTTATCCTGTTTTACGAGTTGGTTAAGTATCTGTTTTGCAGCATCTACTGGAATTGGAACTGTACTATCCTTCGTAGAAACTTGCCTCCAAGACTCATACCAAGCGTCACTACTCTTTGCTGATTGAACATGAACCTGTGCAGATTGACCAGTAAGAGCCTCCTGTAGATTCACAATGCTAACCTTATCGCCATTATATCCATCAACAAGTGTGGAAAAATAAGACTTCTTACCTTCCCAAGGCTTACGCCACCAAGTAAAAGGAACTCTAAAAATCTGATTTATCTTCATTGCACGTATATCCGCGTTAAAATAATTGGCTAACTTCTTCTGGATACCGTTCCAGTACTTAGTATTCTTAGTTAGTCCCATGTTATGATCATTGTCAGACAAAATCCAATAAACTTGATATCCATTTCTAGTATCAACAACCCAACTTGGTTTTACCTTGAAGTTTTGTATCATGGTCATGTACTGCTTTTTAATCTGCAATACTTCCTTGGGCCTGAGATATTGACCATTTTGGTCGCGGCCAGCGTCCAAATCAATATAACAAGCACGAACTTGTGAAATAGTGTCTTTCTTTCTGCCACCATTGATATAAAAGTATGCGTCAGCATTTGACTCAACATTAGCGGTTAACACTTCATTAACGAATTCAGTATGATTCATTCCACTAAGTTTGACTCGCGGATTGTTGTTGTAACAAAATATATGTTTACCACTAAATGAACACAAAAACCGTGTTCGGTCAACATTAAAACTGTGAACATCTATATTGGTATCAAATGGATTAAAAGTTGTTATCATTGATCATTTCCTTCATTAGAATTTATATATACAATAGGAGCGGTGGGATTCGAACCCACACTGTGGGGATTTTAAGTCCCGTGTCTCTGCCGTTGGACTACGCTCCCCCAACGCTGTCATTCTACACCATCATCGTCTACTGTCAAGCCACTTCTTGAAAGTTTCTGGATCGGTGTACAAAGGTATTACCGTTGTTTGATCTTCATATGGATTGTAACATGTAGAAAATGCGTATAGATCATTTTTCTCATTTATTCTACCATAACCAACGGGATTAGATAAAACTCTTTCAAGTTCAGATATTCTTGTTTTTAGTTCTTCGTTTTCGCGCCTAAAATAATCCAATCCCCCTCTTATACATTTCAATTCATCTTTAGCATTAAAAACATCAAATTGGGATGGAAGATTGTTTTCTTCACACAAATGAATCATGTACTCAAGTGGTTTTTCTTGTTTTTCTAATTTAAGATATTTATTCATGATATTGTGTAGCCCAATTTGGCATATTGTTATCTTCGCCAGTTTTTAGATTAAATGTTTCAACAAATGTGTCGTATGTATCTTCTATATGTAATTCTAGTAGTTTTTGAAGTCCATTTAATGCATTGACGATATCATCTCTAGTCATACCTCTTTCTATTACTCCACGGGATAGAGATTGAATTTGGTGCGTGAAATTGTAGAAGGCCATTATGTCCATCTCAAGATCCATTCTGTTTTTAGGCATTTTATTTGTCTCCAGTTGGTTTCATTTCTGTAAATCCTCTTTCAGTATTCAAAAAGAACTTATCAATAAATCCAGCACTTCTATTTAAGAATTCTATTCCGTGTCTACTTACATAAAATCCAATAGATGCACCACCTACAATAATACATCCAAAGTAGAATATTTCAAATGCTATTCTCAATGTTAATTTAGTTTGTTTGTTCATTTTTATATTCTAGTTTGGGTATAATTTCTGTATCGTCATACGCAATATTCTTAATAGATATTTCTATGATAGAATTTTCATTCACTTCAGATCTATTAATGAGTTTTTGTAATTCTTGTAATAGCTTATTTGGATCTATTTTTTTATCTAGTTTGAAATATATGTTCATGTATATCTACGAGAATATTGGCCCTGTATATCACTCACAAAATCTGATTCACCAGTATCATCTGGTCCATAAATAAATTCCTTTGGAACTTCCTTATAAACTCCCCTTTGTTTGGCCTCGTCCCAATCTAAACAGCCGTATTTACTCCAATATAGATACTTGAATCCATTATAAGACTTTGTATCATACAACAGTTTTTCCATTACAAAGCACAATCTTTGTTTTGCAGATTGTGGTATCCTACTGGCAAGCAAATCATTAATTGCTGTTTTAGTGTAATCCAAAAAATCTATAGATACTTGTTTTCTTAGTTTAGCCATAATA